TAATAATAAGATGCCCAAATTTCATAGGCACAATGAGGTAGCTAAACTTATTAAGGAGAGATTAAATGGGTTATAGAGCAACAGAAGCAATGGCCGCAAACGCAAAGCGTGGCTTAGAGATGCGACAAAAAGTTAGTCCTAGCAATCGTGGTGGCACAGCAGTAGGATTAAATCGTGCAAGTCAATTTGCAAACAGACGAGAAGTTAGTTTAGATACGGTTAAACGTACCTATAGTTTCTTAAGTCGTGCAGAAGTGTACTACAAGCCTGGAGAGAACACAGCAGGCACACAAGCATATCTGTTATGGGGAGGTCCACCAGGACTTACTTGGGCAAGAAACATATTACGTAGTGAAGGATTATTAGATGACTGAAATAGTTAAAAAGAAAGTAGGCGGTGCACGACCAGGTGCAGGCAGAAAGAAAGGCGTGACACAGAAGTTGTCAGCGCAAACTATCTTAGCCGCCATAGAAGATAAAGATAAACCATTCGCTGAAGGCTTTGCAGAAGATTATCACAATGCTAGAATGGGCGATGATAAGCATTTGTTACAGAAGTATCAGAGTATGATATTGAACAAGGTTGTTGCAGATAAGCAAGAGATTGATGTGACTACATTAGGTCAATCAATGAACAATAACTTTGTGTTTCCAACAAAAGAACTAAGCGATTGGAAAGAGATTCCAATTAGTTACACAGTGAATGAATAACATTGAGATACCTTTATATGGCGAGCAATCGACAATACTAAATGATTGGCTCAGTACTGACAAACATTGTGTGGATATTGTTCCAGTGGGTAGTGGTAAGACATTTCTTGCCTCTATCGCCCTACCACTATTTGCTAGTGATGCGAGATACCATAAAGGTAAAGACATAATTTATAGTGCTCCAACAGGCGCAATGATTAAGTCATTGATTTGGGAACCTCTCAAGCATAGTTGCATCAATCACTTTGGATTAACTGATGGTAAAGATATTAATAATAGTGAGCTTACAATTAAGTTTCCTAATGGCATATTCATTCGCTGTAAATCAGCAGAACAACGTGAGAACTTACGAGGTCTTAACGTAGGCGTATGGGTCGCTGATGAAGCCGCATTGTATACGCAAGATACACTGCAAGAAATAACAAATCGATTGCGTCCCAGAGTAGGTCAAGCTGATACGCAAGGTCGATTGATTGTAATTAGTACACCTAATGGTACAGGTCCACTACACGATCTATTCACATTAGCACTAGAGAATGATGAGAAGTATGTTGTTCGTCATTACAACTATTTGCAAATGCGTAGTGGTAATAAAAACTTTATTGATGAACAAAAACGTATCATCAGTCCACTAAAGTTTAATCAAGATTATATGTGTCAGTGGGAAAGTGTTAGTGATGCATTCTTTTATACTTGGGACAGACACAAATATACACGTGAAGTCAAAGACTTTGGTGGTGATTTATATACATTCCACGATTTTAACAAACGTGTTATGTGCGCTACTGTTGCACAAGTTAAAAAGAGTGGGCATAAAGAAGGCACGATAGAGATATTAAAAAGCTATGCGATACCTGATTGCAGTACAGAAGGTATTGCTGATGCGATTAGACAAGATTTTCCTAAACGTAGAATCAATAGCATTATCGATATGAGTGGCACACAAGTGAATAGAGATACAACAAGTCCCTTTGGTGTAACAGATCGTATCATCTTAGAGAAGTATGGCTTTACAATTGTGAATACACGTAAGAGTAATCCATTGATTACAGATACAGATAACACAAGTAATGGCTTTATCAATCGTGGAGGTTTAGTCGTGCAACCTGATGATAAGTTTTTATTAGAAGCATTGCAAACATATCATTTCGAAGATGGCAGTCGTAAAAAGTTAGTCAAGTACAGTGAGAGTAGATACGCACACATAGACGGATTAGGTGATTGCATACGTTATGGCATACATCATCTGTTCCCAATACAACACGACAGCTTACCTATCAATGAATTTGTAGGTATGGATCAACGTATCAGTAGGCAGAACACGCCTGGCTTACAGCATATGCCAGAGAGTCCACTATATCCGGGTGGACCAAGTTGGGAAGAGATTATGAATGGCGATGTACAGGAGGACTTTCAAGTATGGGCTTAAATTTAGGTAGAGCTAAAGGCTGGAGTAATGGTGTTCCATTAATTGATAGACTACTACGTAACGTAAAAATAGACCAATATACTAACTGTTGGGAATGGCAAGGTGGTAAAAACAATATTGGCTATGGTATGATACGTGACGGTAAACAAATGCGAACAACACATCGTGTAAGTTACGAAGAACATAGCAATACTGTAATACCTGCAGGTTTAGTAGTAATGCATAGTTGTGATAACAAAAGCTGTTGCAATCCAGCGCATCTAAGCGTAGGTACTATGAAAGATAATATGCACGATATGATAAGAAAAAATCGTCATAAGCCCTTTGGTGGAACACTAGCACAGCGTGGAATGACAGGTAAACAACAGCCTCGAACTACTTGCAAGTACTGTATGCAATCAATGCCGAACAATAGTTATGCAAGATTTCACGGAGATAAGTGTAAGCTTAAACCTTAAGCATAAATACATTATGCATAAATCAACAGAACTCGCTCTAAGCGATATAAAGAGACAAAACAATGTACAACAATCGTGATTTACTAAAACGCAATGTAGTATACGACAACATCTATTTGCAGATGTTATCGTATCAATACGCATATCTTGGCGGCATTACATTTAAACAAGCTGTTCGCAAGAAAAGACCTAGTGAAGATAGTACACTCTATCTTGACTTAGTAGCTAATACAGTAGCACAGCCTATCTGTCGTTACATTGTTGACACTATCAATGATGTATTGTTCGAGCCAGGTATTAAACGCAATTTACAATTCTGTACACCACAAGGTAAACACATTGCTCCTGAGAATAATGAATGGATCGATTTGTTTCAATTAGATGCCGATTTAACTAATCGCAGTATGAATGGCTTTATGGAAGGTGTAGGAGATTTAACAAGTATATTTGGGCATTGTTGGGTCGCAGTCGATATGCCCCAAGCAACAGAAGGGAATCTTGGTAGACCATATGTGTGTGCCATTAGCCCATTGGATGTATGGGACTGGGAGTTCGACTACTACGGTGGTCGACCACTGCTCAAATATGTTAAAATTAAAGAGATGGAAGAAACAGATTGTTACTACATCAAGTGTTATCATTTGGGCGATGCAACAACTCCATCACGTTGGGAAAGCTATGAAGTACAAAAAGGACCTGGTAAAGAAAATCAACCAGCAGAGAAAATAGGCGAAGGCACATATCCACCTGGTATGAGCGTGCCTGTATTCATTGCATATGGTCGCAGAGATCCTAGAACAATGGAATGTGGCGTAAGTGATATTGATAGCGCAAGTGACGCACAAAAAGAATATTATAAATTAGAATGCGAAAAATATACAGCGTTACAGTTTGCACACACAATCATTCGTGCAGATAAAGGCATTAGTGTTCCAGTACACGCAGGCGCTATTGTCCGTGCTAACGAAGGACAGATTGAAGCTATTGCAATTGACACTGGTGACGTAGATGCAATTATTAAAGCGCAAGATAACATATTAGAACAGATAGAAGCATTGACTGGATTAGGTGGCTTACGCACAAGTAAGAACCAAATTGCATCAGGTGTCGCTATCATTGAAGAACGCAAACAACTACACAGAACTGCTAAAGCTAAAGCTAGACTGATGGAAGTTACAGAAGAAATGATTTACACTTATGCCGCACGTTTTATGGATCAACGTTGGGCAGGTGAAGTACATTATAACACTGACTATGAAGCACACGATACTAACTATCGTATGGCCTTGATTAAGTCTGCTAATGAATTAGCTGGTGAGAATGAGATCGTTAAGTCATTGATTACAAAAGAAATCATTGCATTATTATCACCGGCAGAAGACATACCAGAATACGAACAAGTTTACATCAATACTATTGCTGATAGTGACTTAAAAACATTGATGCAAGAAAACAATGACCAAGTATTGAGCAGAGATTTAGGACCTAGTATGATACCAGAACACGAACAGTATGGCGAAGAAGATGGTAAAGAACAAGCTGAATACGATAACGAAAACGGAGAATCAGACAACACTAGCATACTAGGTGGTGCTGGAACTCCAGTAACAGAAGTAGGATTAACCTACTATCCAAATCAAGTAGCACCTGCATTATTGCTAGGTGGTACAGCAGGTAGATAATACTACCTATAAACTAATTGTAATAAATACAATACAAACTCGGTGATAACGTAAAATCAGGAAAAAATTAAATGGATCAAAAATCTTTCGTTGGCAACGACAGCCAGACTAATGCAAACCAGTCAGCCCCAGGGCAAGAAGGTGGCGATGAGCAAGTGAACGCTGGTGCTATTCGTAAGAGTACTACACAAGGTTTATTGAATGCCCTTAGCAATGCTAGTGGTACTCAATTTACTAGTGTAGAAGATGCTCTTGCATATATGGCTAGAACAAGTGCTCAACAACTCGGTGGCAACGCACAGCCAGTGGAACAACCAAAAGTACAGCAAAGTTCAGGACGTGTAACAACTAACGACTTGCACGAACGCTTCAACGAATTATCACAAAATCTTGCACGTAAAGAGCAAGCATTGCGTGAGAAGGAACTTGATAGCGATATTCAGCGAGCAATGGGTGACAAGTTTGATACTGACTTACTTGATTATGCATTGAATAAAGTTAAAAACAATATTCAATGGAACGATGATGGCACATATGCTATCGTCAATCAAAAGGGTCAAGAACGTTATGGTAGCGATGGTATGCCACTTACAATCCAGGGATTGGTACAAGAAGTAGCTCAGGGTAATCCTAAGTTATTAAGACAGAGCAATTCCAATTCTGGATCAGGTTTAAGACCTGGACAAGGTAGTTTTACTGGTGCGTTAGAAGAAACTATACCAGACTATTCACGTGACCCTGCCGCATTCAATGCGTGGGCTAACAAGAATGGTTTAGGTAAAGGTGTCGGACTAAAAGGTCTAGGCGTATCAGCAAGTGTATCGAATTCAAGTCGTAAAGTGCTCTGAAGCCAACAAAATTTAATTTAAGGAAAATATTATGGCATACGTCTTAGGCGGCCCCAATAATGAGGGCGATGGTTTTACAACAGCGATTTCAAATTTCGCATTACGTGCTATGCACGAATCTAACGGTCTAGTTAACTTTACTAACGTGGTTGCACCTACACAAGGTCAAACATTCTTAGTACCTAACTTTGCACCAATCACTTATGCTGATTATAATGCTAACAGCACAGCAGGCACTTGGGGCACTGGTAATGCTAACGTTCAAAACCCATCGTTAGAGCAAGCTTCAATCACAGCAACTCCAGCAGTTGCAACAACCGCGTTCGATATCTTTTACGGATGGACAACATCTTTTACACTAGCCGCAACGCTAGGTGCTGAATTAGGTGAGTCATTCGCTGAAAAGGTTGACCAGCGTGTTACTAATGCTTTCTTAAGCTTCAAAGCAACACCAAGCAACACATACTACGCAACAAGCGCAGACGGATTTGATCGTGTCTTGCAATTAGGTGCTATGGAAGTTCTTGGATCTGGTGCTCCAGGTAACGTTGGTACACAAACTAATGGATTCACATCTAACAGCATTCTACAAACAATTCGTAACGTCAAGCAAAACTTTAAAGTTGCACGTATGCCTGGCACACCAGTTATCGTTTTAGATAGTAATGGTAATGCTCCAGGTACTGAAGTATATTCTATAGTAGGTCAAAATGGTTCTTCATTGAATCGTCTATTGTCTGAATTGACTGGCGGTGCAGTATCACAAAGTGGTGGTTCTAACCTATCTGCTCTTGGTAACGAATTGCTAGCAACAGGTAAGATTGAAAGTGTTTATGGCTGTATGGTTATGTTCACAACATTCTTGCAATCTGCTTCACGTACAGTAGTTGGTTTCGCCGGCCAATCAGTACTAGTTGGTGCTTATATGGGCGACAGCGCAATCTTTACAGTAATGAAAGAAGGCTTGCAATTGAAGACTGGTGAAGTGCCAGGTGGATT